TCGGCAATAGTGATGTCGATCTCACTGATACTAGTGAGTCTTTTGGTCTACCCGCCACTGCTGATTTTATGTTCGCTCTTATATCTACTGAGGAACTTGAGCAGAGCGGTCGTATCATGGTTAAGCAACTTAAGAATAGATACAATGATCTCACGTATTACCGTAGGTTCACGGTGGGGATTGACAGGGCGAAAATGAAGTTGTATAATGTTGAGGATTCCGAGGGCGACAACATCCTTGAAACTCAACAGGAAGACACTTACGAAGCATTTGAAGATGCTTCAGAAAAACAAAACCGTATCGATAAATTTTCCAAATTCGTAATATGACAATCAACTTTTCTCGTTATGAAACTTTCGTTGACGCTGTAACCAGCGATGCTTCAAAAGATTTTGTTGATCTTGCTGACCGTCTCGTTGAGCTTGATCGAAAGGGTGCCAATATTGAGCGTCTTCTCACTGCTGGTGTTGGGATCAATGCTGAAGGTGGTGAGTTTCTGGAGATCATCAAGAAGATGGTATTCCAAGGCAAACCTTGGGACGACCACAATCGAGAACATCTTATTATTGAGTTGGGTGATCTTCTCTGGTACGTAGCACAAGCAACACAGGCACTGGGTGTGTCCTTTGAAGAGGTTATCGAACGTAACATCAAGAAACTTGAGAAACGTTATCCTGGTGGACAGTTTGATATCTACTATTCTGAGAATCGTCAGGAGGGTGACCTGTGAGGTTTACTGAAGAAGATCTCTGGAAAACCATGGTTGAGATTGGTTGGGAGAAAGATGACCAACTAGAGATTAAAGTTGGTGGTACACAAGTATACGAAATTGAAGGACATGGAACAAAGTGGTCTCCCGTCAAAGGAACAAGAAAGTACAACAACGACGCCTTCATCGTCATCTCCCGAAGAACACCAGTCGTCTCATCTAAAGTCCCCGATAGTACCGATACTGATGTTTCTGGGAGTGATAGCAGCAACGCTTAGTGTTATCGTTGCTGGTTACTTTCACGGAAACATGCACATAGAAGCAGTTTGGAAATCTCTACATGCTTAGTCTCTGGATTCATACGGTAGCATTCTTCCAAGTGGTTGTGATGAACTGTATTCAACCTGTCAACTGGAAGTATTGCTATCGGGTGGACCAGTGGTTAATACCAGAGGTAGTTGAGGGATACAAACTATGGACAGGGGAGACCCACCCCTATCAAAATGAAAAAGAATATTTAAAGGACCTTCCCTAAATACTAGGGGAGGATTTTTTTATGGCAAAACAACCTGCTAATATATCTCAGATAGTATCTCCAGTGCCCAATCCTGCTAAGGCAGCACTGAAAGCTATCTTAGAAGAGGTTGCTACATCTGGTTGGTTGAGACCAGAGAAAGCAGATAGCGGATTTAAGTGGCCTACTAATAGACAAGGCACTTACAAGATCTATCTGAATAGTTCTATGTTGCTTGATGTCATTGCTAAGAATCCTGGTGGTCTATCTGGCAAAGATAAGTATCAAATTGATCTTGATAACAAGAAAGTAGTCTTTGAAATTACAGGAAAGACTGGAGCAGGCGGCGCTGCTGATGCTAAGACCACTGCTGCTCAGGAGAGAGGGTCTGCTTATATCTTGAAACGAGTTCTTAGAGAGAACAAAAGGTATAATTCTTCAGAAGATATCCGAAAGGATAGTGTGGCGTACATGGCGCTACAAAAGATATGGAAGAGATCACAATTAGAGTTTGATGATTCCTGGTTGGATGATTACTACAAGCAGCAGAAGACTATGCTGATTGAGTATGCTAATCCTAGGTTTACTGAGTTCAATCGTGACGGTGGATTCATGAAATGGATCACTGATCTTATTAGAACCAAGTATCAAATCTCTCAAAAAGATAACTGGAACCCTGCTGACATATGGTTGATCAAGGATTCCAATAAAACTATTAGACAAATCCAAGAACTAGTCGATGGTGGTAGTAGTCAAACCATCCAAGAATTAAATGCTATCCTTAGAACAATGTTTAGGGATGATATTATCGTTGGAGTATCTCTCAAAAAAATCTCAGGTAAAGAAGCAAGATACGAGAGGGTAAACTTAGACGAAGCGGCGTTTGAGTCATATAAACAGATGTATTTTGAGGTAGATAGAGTCAAAATTGATCTATCTCTTGGTAAAAATAAGAAAGGTGTCACCTCATTTGGTACACAAGACACTAGAGTTTTTGTACAGGCACCCAAGTCTGTATACAATTTCCAGATCAAAGGCAACGATAGTTCTGGATTCTCAAATCTGAAGTGGGAACCTACACAAGAGGGAGCAGCTGCTGCTCGCCTGGGTAAGGCACCTGTTGACATGGTAAGAAAACTGATGATCGACTATGGAGTCAGGTTTGACAACAGGCATGGACAGTATCCAAAGAGTCTGACTGACTTCACCAAGGTACAGGATGAGTATGCTAAGATAATCAAGTCACTGAGGCAGAAGGGAGTTGACACTGTTGTCGATGAAGACGAGGCAGTCAATAATTTCCAGGTCGTCCTTGCTACCGAAACACATGTTGCTACGTCAAAGATGATGCAACTGTACTTCCTTGACATGCTTATGGGCATGAAAGAAAAGGAACGTAACCAGTTCATGACTGACATGACATTTCTCGCCCAGAAGAAGGGCGACCGCTTTGGACCTTTCGGGAAACTCTACTGATGTCTAAGAACACCCACCTAGAACACTTGGAAGACAGCATCCTCTTTGACGGTAGTCAGGGAGCAAGAGATGCTTTCATGTTCTTGGATGAACTTGCCCAGACATTCAGTGGCAAACAAAAGAATACATTCAAAATTACTACTAAGTGGGATGGTGCCCCTGCTATTTTCTGTGGTATGTATCCAGGCACCAAAAGATTTTTTGTAGGCACCAAGTCGGTGTTCAATAAAAATGCCAAGATTAATTTTAGAGACACTGACGTTGATGTAAATCATGGTCATGCTCCTGGTCTTGTTTCTAAACTGAAAGATGCCCTGAAATATTTTCCAGACCTCGGTATTAATGGGGTAGCACAGGGTGATCTTCTGTTCACAGATGACAAGAAGTATGAAACAATCGACGGAGAACGCTGTATTACGTTCACTCCTAACACAATTACATATTGCATACCAGAGACCTCCGCTCTCTACAAGAAGGCACAGAGGGCCAAGATCGGAGTTGTCTTTCATACAACGTATAGAGGGAACAGTGTTGATTCTCTGTCTGCTACTTTTGGTTACGATATAAATCAACTCAAATCATCAGACGATGTTCTTGTACTCAGTGCTGAGACTGATCAACTTGGTAAAGATGTGCTTCTTACTCAGCAAGAAGTTAATAAGTTGAAGAGCATGAAGAGAGCATCAACTACTCTAGTAAATCAAGCGTCAGCATTCCTAGATAATGTAGCAGAACAGATCGAAGCAAACGATCAGTTAACTGTAGGACCACGACTCAAGATTTACTTCAATACGTATGTCAGACAGGGACGACGAGTTAGTAGTGCTTCTAACTTTGTACGTGATTTTAAGCATTATTTTGAGGGAGAGGTAAAGAAGGCAGTAGACAAAGTTAAGACCCCAAAAGCAAAGGCAGGTAAACTGAAGAAACTGTATGATGGACTGGACTTTATTGAAGCAAATGAGACTGCTCTCCTCAAAACAGTTGGTCTATATACTACATTACAGCAAGCTAAACTACTGTTCATTCGTAAACTTGAGAAAGGTGAGAAGATTCGTACCTATCTGAGAAGTGAAAATGGTTACAAGGTGACCGCTCCAGAAGGATACGTTGCTATCCAAGAGGATGCCACAGCAGTCAAGCTTGTTGACCGCTTACAGTTTAGTGTTGCTAATTTCAACGTATCAAAGGATTGGGTTGACGGGAAATGAGTAGAGCAGTCTTCACTTTTGGTAGGTTTAATCCACCTACTATCGGACATGAGAAGTTAATCCAAGCAGTTGCTAAGCAAGCTGGACGGGATGACTATCTTGTTTTTACCAGTCACTCGCTGGATAAGAAAAAGAATCCCCTCAAGTCTGATGTTAAAGTGAAGTACATGAAGCTCATGTTCCCTAAACATGCTAAGAGTATTCAGTACAACACAGATATTAAGACACCGATCCATGTACTCCAGCATTTACAAGGAACCTATGAAGATATCACCATGGTAGTTGGTAGTGATCGTGTTGCTTCCTTTACAGGTATGTTGACAAAGTACAATGGTGTTGAGTATACTTTCCGAAACATTGATGTAGTCTCTGCTGGTGATCGTGACCCTGATGCTGATGGTGCCGCTGGTATGTCAGCAAGCAAGATGAGAAAAGCAGCAGCAGAAGCAGACTTTGTTTCTTTCCAAACTGGTATTCCAGATACATTGAACATCGAACAGAAGATGGAATTGTTTATGGAAGTCCGAAAAGCAATGGGTATTAAATGAGAGACTTTAGGGATATTAAAAAGACAGCGGACCAACAGCGGTTCCGCTTGAAAGAGGTTTATCAACCAGGAGATCTAGTGTTTAATACTAACACAGGGGAGAAGGGGAGGGTTCATCGTGCTGGTCCTAACTATGTTATCGCTATTACTGAGGGTGGTGATATGTTCCGTGCTTGGGTATCTGACATACGTGAAGTACAAGAGACTATAAATAAAGAAAGGAAAAGTAGTATCTTCACAAATAATGGAACGTCAAAAACCCACGACTGATTTAAAACATAATGATGACTTCTCGAAAGCTCTAGTTGAGTCCTATGGTCGCTGGATGAGCGGCGGAGGATTTGGGCACCACATGTTACAAGAGGAAGGCATTCCTGCTGAAATGAAGCAAGGTCCCGAATCTCCTACTAGAGAAGGTGGTGCTGATGCTGCTACATCAATCCCCTCATTAGAAGGTAAGGAGGAGAAGAGTGATGAAGGTTCCAAAGATATCAAAGCAAATGCGGGTGCTCCTGATCCTGCTACCGATCTACGTGTCGGTGCAGGTGTCAAACAGTCTCACGGAGCAGAGATTAAGGACACCACGAAAGTGGTTGCCAAGGAAGAATGCTGTTCTTACTGTGGAGGGAAGGGGTGCTCCAAGTGTCAGAAGGAAGATAAGAATGCTGTGAAGAAAGAGACTGTTGAGTTTGAACTTAATGGTGAGACATTCATCTTTGAGAAGAAGAATGCCGAGGGCAAGGAACAAGGTCTTGATGGCAAAGCTTGCTGGAAAGGTTATAAGAGAATGGGCACCAAGAAGAAGGGTGGTAAGACTGTTGACAACTGTGTTAAGGCAGGTTATGAACCCACTGGTGAGATGATTGACGAGAAGAAGAAACTAGATCCTGTTGGTAAGGAAGACAAGGACATTGATAACGATGGCGATCATGATAAGTCTGACAAGTATCTTCTAGCACGTCGTAAAAAAGTTTCTAAGATCATCGGTGCTAAGAAAAAGATGAAGGAAGAAGCAGAAATCCGTACTGAAATCGAAGAAGAAAAAAAGTGAAAGGGGCACACGTCGAAGTGATGCCTGACATCGAAGACGGTGCCCAGATGGATAAAGCAGAGGCAAAGAAGCACAAGAAATATGTGCTTAAGACTGCCAAAAAGCAAATGAAAGAGGACAAAATCCAGGAGGTAGCACCCCCTGGAAAAAAGTATGAGAGAATGGTGAAGCATATCAAAAAGAATTATCCTAAGGATAAAGAAGGTATTGCTTACGCCACAGCATGGAAGCATAAGAACAAGAATAAATAGTTCATGCACTATGCCCTAAGATCATGCTCGCCTTTTTACTCCCACTAGCATCAAAAATTGTACGTGATGCTGTCGCCAACATTCCTGATAACGAAGAACTCGGTGAGAAACTAGTTGAACTGTGCCTGGTTATCCTAAGGAAAGCAGTCACTCTAACTAAGACCACAATGGATGATGAACTTCTTGCTGTAGTTGAGAAAGCAATTCTCGCTAGAGAAGAAGAAGCACCTGCCGAATAATAACTGGGACCTTCGGGTCCCTTTTTTTATAAATACAATATAGAAAGTAGTCCCTGGAGATACAATGTCCTTATACGGAAGAACGGACAGCAATGACAACAAGGCCAAAGCTGGTCGTGGTGTCTCGCCTTCGTCCCAAGCAAAACAAATTCTTTTCATCGATAACACTGAAGCAGCACTTGCTGAGAACAAGGCGCGTGGATTGAACGCTCCTGGTTGGTGGTCTTACTTCACCTACACTGATGGTGAAGGTCACACACGCCACAAGGCAGAGATGCTAGTAACCATCGCTGGTCCTGATCTCAACGCTAATGAGACCCAGGCAGACGACGCTGCCGCCGCTGACGTTTCTGTTATTATCACCATCAATGCTCAACCTGCTCCTACTCTAGCGGTTATTGTTGGACAACCACTTGCCTTGGCAGTTGATGCTATTGCTACTCCTCCTGGTGATGCTTCCGTTCTCTCCTATCAGTGGCAGAAGAAGTCTGGCAGACGTTGGGTCAACGTTGGTGTCAATACTCCAACCTATGATGTTGCTACCTATGCTGAAGGAGATGCTGGTTCTTACAGAGTTAAGATCAACTCCTCCAATGGTGCTAAAGAAGTCATCTCCGATACCTCTGTTGTAGTCACTGCCGAATGATAAGGGATGCTATTTGATGAATTGACCCAAGAAAATTGGGTAATGTTTGCTATTAAACATTATGATAATCCCACCTCTGTTACCTATGGTGACTTTGAAGAGGATCTAAATAGAATTAAGTACATCAAAAGATTACTCCGTCGTCATGAGACGACGGGTGAGCTAAAAACACATTTAATTTTAAATCATGTCATCGTGATGTATAATGTGTTTGATGATGCTGCTACGCCAATTCTGTTTTTTAAAATAGAAGCAACGTACTGGCCTATATTAAAAGCATTTATGCTATTTTTAAATCGGTTACCTGAAAAACTACACGTCAACGTTGATCAAGAATGTCTGAAGCAACTGAATCTAATTTGAATGAGATGATGGCAGGAGATGGCAGTGGTCTCGCTATGCCACCAGCTTTTATTTTTGTCAATACCAAGAAACGTAGAACATACGGTAAGAAAGGTAATGATTCTGTTGACGGAAGAACCAAAGGTGCCAAACAAATGCTCTCTCGTATTACCAAACGTAAGAAAATGAAAGAACAAGTAGAAGAAAAAATTATTTCTGAAGCCGCCCCCTCAGAAACTGAGAGAGCACAGAAGCAGATTCATCAACAGAAAAAGTTGAACCGTGCTAAGGATCTTCAGAAGAAGCGTGATGACGCTAAGAAGAAGATGCAAAATAAGTCCAAAGAAATGGACACCCTTATGAAGGCACGTCTTTCTGATTTCAAAAAGAAAGCGTCCGACCAAACCAAGAAATTGAAGAAGGAAGAATTTACCATGGATGAAAACATTATGGAAACGACCACAGTTGATGCTATGGACGTTGCTCTACAAGTTGCTACTGCCGAACTCAATCCTAATGGAGAAACTAGTTTCGCTAAGATTACTTTCGGTGATGGTACACAGCAGAATCTAGATAACTTCTCTGCTAAGCGTATTGCTGCTACATATGCTCAACTGGATGAGCCCAAGCAACAGCAGTTTCGTTACATGCTTAACAAAGATGCTGCTACATTCCAGTCCGCTCTAGACTTCGCTATCAGGAATAACTAAAGTGGCATTCGGTCTTGGTAAATTAGCAGTTCTCGAAAGTAAACTCAACATTTATGAAGATCTCTCCAAAGAGATGCTTGACAAACTAGAAAAAGCAGTCGGGACTATCTCAGAAAATAGCAACAGGATTGCTATTATCTTGGAGCGCCATGAAAATAGACTGGATGAAAGCGAACGTGCTGACCAGTTGATCCTCAATATGCTTGAGGAGTTGAAAGAACGTCACGATAAAGATACAGAAACTATCCACACTAGGATTACTGGTCTCCAGAAGAAAGTAGACACCAATGCTAAGTTTGTGATCGGTGCTGGTGCTGTGCTTGCCACCCTTGTGGCAGTGTTACAAGTGGTCCCACCGATCATCAAAGTCTTGACTCCCTCTGGATCCTCTGTTAGTATGGTTCCAGTGGAATCTGTCGTCCGTGAGCTTTCTTGATACCAAGTACATCAACCTTGTTTCTCCACAACTACACAAATTTGTAAGGAAAAACGACCGAACGTATAACTTTCGGTGCCCTTACTGTGGAGACTCACAGAAGTACAAGAACAAAGCTCGTGGATACTTTTTCAAAGTTAAGAATGACTTTGTATATAAGTGCCATAATTGTGGTGTTGGGCGTACACTTACTAATTTTTTAAAAGACCAAAGTCCTTTACTTCATGACCAGTATGTCATGGAGAGGTACAAGGAAGGACTGACGGGTAAAGGTACAACGACGGCAGATCCCAAGTTTGATTTTAAACAACCTGTCTTTAAAACCTCAAAAGTAGTAGATCTTACACCTATTTCCGAACTAAATAAAGGACATCCAGCAAGACAATATCTTGAGCAACGAAAAATTGAAGAGTTAGATTTATTTTACTACTGTCCAAAGTTTAAGGACTGGACTAATCGGCAGAAGAAAACGTTTGATACTCTTCGTCAAGATAGTGCCAGAATAATTATCCCACTCAAGGATAAAGATGGTAACATGTTTGGTTACCAGGGGAGATCTCTTGCCCCCAAGGCAAAGATTCGATACATCACTATAATGTTGGATGAGTCCATGCCTAAGGTATATGGACTAGATCGTATTGACCCTACCAAGGAAGTATATGTCACAGAAGGACCCTTCGACAGTCATTTCATTAGAAATGCTATTGCTATGTGTGGTAGCGATGTTGACCTCAGCACTTTTGATTATCAATTGGTATACACCTACGACAACGAACCCCGAAGCAGAGAAATTGTTGCTAAAATTAAAGCATCAATTTCGTCAGGAGCTAAGGTAGTTATCTTCCCAAAATCTATCAAAGAAAAAGACCTGAACGACATGGTACTCGCTGGACATGACGTACAATCTCTGGTAGAATCTAATACTTACAGCGGACTAGAAGCACAACTTAAACTGAACGAATGGAAACGAGTATGACGATCAACGTTAAGAAGCGAGACGGTTCGGTAGAACCACTGAACCTTGATAAGGTTCATAAGATGGTTGAAGAAGCATGTAATGGACTTGCTGGAGTGTCTGCTTCTCAGGTGGAGATGAACTCTGGCATTCAATTTGAAGATGGCATCACTACTGATCAAATCCAGGAGATTTTGATTCGTTCTGCTAGTGATCTAATCACCCTTGATAACCCTAATTATCAGTTTGTTGCTGCTCGTTTGCTTCTGTTTGGTCTTCGTAAACAGGTGTTCAATAAGAACGTCTGGAAGGATGGAATGCCGACACCTTATGACGTAGCACTGTACAATGCTACTGTTAATAAAGTATATGATGAAGAGATTTTAGATAAATATAGTGACGAGGAGTGGGTCAAGATTAATTCTTGGATTGATCATGATCGTGACTACCTGTTTACATATGCTGGACTACGCCAAGTAGTCGATAAGTATCTCGTTCAGGATCGTTCTGGTGGTGAAGTCTATGAGACTCCCCAGTACATGTACATGATGATCTCTCTTGTACTCTTCGCTGACTATCCTCTAACCACAAGACTCGATTATGTCAGACGATACTACGACGCAATCAGCAAACACAAAATCAACATTCCCACACCTATCATGGCAGGAGTGCGAACTACACTTCGACAATTTGCTAGCTGTGT